GTGCGTTAGTAGTACCTGCAGGTGCAACTGGATCTCAAGTTCCTCGAGTAAGTGAAGTTGTTAAAAAAGCAGGCGATACAATGACAGGTGCGTTGTATCTAAGCGATCACCCTTATCCGTTTGAAGGTGCTGGTACACCAAGCAGCGAATACGATTTGCAAGCTGCTACAAAGTATTATGTTGACAGCTCTTCTTTCATCAGCACTGTACAATTATACGTTTCGACTTCTGGTAATGATACACAAACAAACACACCTCCGGGAAAAGAAGGTCGTGCATTAAGTTACTCATTTAGAACTGTTAATAAAGCTGCACAAAAAGCAGAAAGATTGCAACAAGCCAGTGCTCCTGAATTGGGTCCATACGTACAAACTGTAACATATCAATCATCGGGTAACACTGTTGACAGCACAGTCAACTCAATAGCTGCTTATTCTACCAATGCTACACAGGATCTTATAACATCTACTATTGAAAGCGTAGTCAGTTCTGTAATAGATGATGTTATAGACGCAATAGACGCAGAATACCCTACATTTGTTTATAACGAAACACAGTATCGTGATGATTTAGCTTATATAATCGATGCAGTAAAACTTGACATACAGGCAAGCACTACAGGGATTAAACAAAACTATCTATCACGCTATTCAGGATTAAGATATTACGCCAACCCTAGTTCAGAAGCGTTAATTGCTCCAACAGGGCAATATACACAAACTTCTTTTGCAATAACAGAAGCCAAGACACTGATGCTTGCTGCTCTAACAACAGCAGGTGTAACAGGTGCTTGGTATACAGCAGTTTCAAACTTATTTGATGTTGTATTAACTACGATCAACAGTGCAACACCCGACCCTACTTTGGTTGAAAGCACCAACTATTATACATTTACTATTAATTCTGGACCGAACAAATACACTGATCAATCTATTGTTTCAAATCCAGATATTTTTCCAGGTAAAGGTATCAGAGGTAAAACCACAGGTGCAGTAGGACGTATACTTTCTTACTCTAGGGGTATAGATACAGTAGGTAGTCCAAACTACGATACAATCGAAGTTCAACTATTAACCCCTGTTGAATTTAGTGCAAGTGAAATTGTCGAATACAGTAGTATAACCAATACACAACAAATCACAATCAACGTGGAAACTGGTATATACGAAGAACAGCTACCTATAAGAGTTCCTGTTAACACCACAGTTATTGGTGATGATTTTAGAAGATCAATAATTAGACCAGCAGCAGGCAGAAGTACATCTACGTGGGCAGATATTTACTTTTACAGAGATGCTACAACCGACGGACTGGCTACTGCGTTAACTGGTGACGGACACTACTCTCCTGACAGTACACTACAAGGATACTTTGGACATCATTACTTAACTGATCCTAACAATCCTAACAGTACAGCAAAATACAACAACGAGATAGACATATTCTTGTTAAACGACGGAACGTCAATAAAGTCGTTGACTTTCCAAAATCACGGCGGATTTGCTACAGTGTTAGATCCGGAAGGACAGATACTTTCAAAATCTCCGTTTGTGCAATCTTGTACAAGTTTTGCAAGAAGTATAAATGAAAAGCATTTTGCCGGCGGCATGTTAATTGACGGATATGCTGGTAATATGCCAATGCGTATTGTTGATAAAACAAACAATTTTGAAATACAAGTTGAAGCGCCTAGCGGTTCTGGATTGGGTATACGTAAACCTACTCTTCCTACAAGTTTCTACGTTGGTGGCAGACGATATCAAGTTAACGCTATTAAGGATTATATACCCAACACAGCAGGTGTCGCATCTGCTACACTTGTACTTGACGAAACCAGCAATGAAGGCCAAGGACTTGACGATTCGGTTGATTCGGCACTGGGTGTAATTGATATAAACCTGTTGATGGGCGGAAACAAATCTATACTAGCAAACGATTATACTCAGGTTAACGACCAAGGCTATGGTATAGTTGCAACAAACAACGCTACATCAGAAATTGTTAGCGTATTTACATACTACTGTCACATTGGTTACTATGCTATAAATGGTTCTTCAATAAGATCGTTGTCAGGAAACAACAGTTATGGTAACTTTGGTCTAGTTGCAGAAGGCAGCGACCCTGACGAAGAAGCATCGCTAGTTACACTAGAAACAGCACTAACACAACCTGTTAAGGTGTTTAACGTTGCGCAAATTGTAAAACTATCTGGTACAAGTTTAGGTATTGCCGATAGTTCTACTATTACGCAAACCCAAGGTGCAGTAACAGTGTCTGGTAACGTAGTGTTTACTAACGAGACAGGCGGAAACACCGATGTTTACGTTAATAACTTAGTAAATGGATCATTTAATAACAGCGATGATGTAGAACAGTCTCCAACAAACTTCGGTGCTGCGGTTTCTGTTACTACACTAGATTACACAGCAGACGAAGCAGATAATGCACTTTTTGTTTATGACTTAACAAACTATCCAATGAACGGTGCAGAAGTTGAAATCAAGCACACTAGCGGATTATACTATCCGTATGCTGTAGTTACAGCTACAGACACGGGTGCTGTAATACCAGCAGGTAAAGTAGCATCTCTTTGCGATAGTACCAATACTGCTATACGTGCAAAGATTTGGAGACTTGACTTATCCAGCGGTGTTTCAACTGGTGCATCGGGTGTACAAGAAGATATACCATTTGGTACCTTTGGTAACTACAGAGATAAAACTGCGTTTTTAATCAACGGAATTCCGGCAAACTTGGCCACTCGTCCAAGTACTGCAATGGTGTTTACTGAACAAGAATCGCAAACTTATAGAACCATTGCGTTTGAATCAAGTATTGTAGGATCTGTTCCAACTCCAGCAAATGTAACTAAAATTACCACAGATGCAAACTTTGACGATGTTAACCTGTTGGTAGACAACGACAGAGCCGGTGATCCAAGTGTTGACTCAGCAGGTACCATGGGTGCAACTGCTGGTGATACTGTTATAGCAATTGCACTACTGGAAGGCAACGATCCTAATAGAGTCAATACCGGAAACATGCTGTTTACATGGAACGGTGTTGTACACAGAATCACAGAGTACACAGTTGAAAACGATGGCAGCGACTTTGGCGTTATTAGATTTGCCGATGTATATTCTATCAATGACAGCCACACTAACGGTATTTCTGCAAGAGTTGACAACACCACAGGTGGAACAAACGCATTAAAGGCAACGCTTGACGCAGGCGAAAGTGCAACTGTAACTGTTAACATCAGTACTTGCCGTGCAACAGGACATGACTTCTTGTACATCGGTACTGGCGGTTACAATGCTTCGAACTATCCTTCAAGAATTTACGGTGCTCCGGTTAACACTTGGGTATCTTCTGAAAACTCAATTGACGAAAACGGTACTGCTCTTACAGCACAAGTGCAAGAAAGAATAAAAGGTCGTGTGTTCTTTACAAGTACAGACCAAGACGGATTCTTCCGTGTAGGACGTTTCTTTACAGTTGACCAAGGTACAGGTAGTGTTACATTTAACGCTGCACTTGTTCTTACCAACATTGACGGTATTGGTTTTAAACGTGGTGTACGTGTAAACGAATTCTCAGCAGACGACAGTTTTACAAATGCGCAAGGTGACGCAGTTCCTACTGAAACTGCGGTTGAAGGGTATATTAACAGACGTCTAGGTTGGGACAGAAACGGTTCGGCAATCTTAGCTGGTGATATCATCGGCGGCGGCGCTGTTAAGAAAACCGGCGACACTATGACTGGCAACCTTAACATGGGCGGCAACAACGTAGTTGACCTTGCAACACCTACCAACAATAGTGATGCTGCAACCAAAGGTTATGTTGACGGACAAGTAGCAGCATTTAACGAACTGTCTGAATTAACTGACATGAATATTGCAACTCCAGCAGCAGGACAAACACTGGTTTATGACGCTGTAGCAGGCAAATGGGAAAATGCTACTGTTAGCGGAGACATTGGATTCAGTTACAATGGCACTGCACTAACAACATCAATCAGTACAGGTGTAATTGTTAACGCAGACGTTAGTGCAAGTGCTGCAATAAGTCAAAGCAAATTGGCTATGACAGCAGCAACAACTAGAGCAAATGCTACTAGCATTACACAAGCAGATTTAGGATTGGCTAGCTTTGATAGTGCTACATTTACTGCAACCAGCGGATGGATTAATGTATCAAACAGTGGTATAACCAATGCTATGCTTGCTGGTAGCATTGCTAACAACAAGCTAACAAACAGTAGTATTACTGTTACTGACGGAAGCACACCTTCAAACATCTCCTTGGGCGGCACACTTACTTTCAGCGGCACAGCTAGCGAAGTTGAAGTAACACAATCGGGCGGCACAGTAACAATCGGACTACCTGCTACAATTAACGCAAATACTTCAGGTAGTGCTGCATCTGCTACTAACTCAAGTACAGTAACAATTGCAGCAAGAAACACTGATGCAGGTACACACTATCCGACATTTGTTACTGCTACATCTGGTTCGTTGGCTCACTTTACAGACACCGGCTTAACCTGGGTTCCTAGTACCAACACACTAGGATTTACTGCCGGCTTAATGACCGGACTTAACAAACTTACATTTGCTGGTGCAACAACTGTAAACGAAATAGTACTGCCTACTAACTTAGCTGATGCGTTGAGCATAACAGACAACGCAGTATCGCCTAATGATTTAGTTGTTATAACAACTACAACAGGTGCTCAGTCGTTTAATGTTAAAACAGGTATGACTATTACAGGAAGTATACTTCCGGGTGCAAACAGTCCTACAGACAGCGGACAAATGCTAGGTGGTACTGGCAACAGATGGAACACAGTTTACGCTACAGTGTTTAATGGTGTTGCAACTGAAGCATTATACGCTGACTTGGCAGAAAACTATTTAGGAGACAGTCGTTACGAACCCGGTACCGTACTGGTATTTGGCGGCGAGCATGAAGTTACTGTAACCAGCACCAAGGGCGATCGCAGAGTAGCAGGTGTTGTTACAACTAATCCTGCACACTTGATGAACAGTGCGCTAGAGGGCGAGTTTGTAACTGGCATTGCGCTGCAAGGTCGTGTTCCAGTTAAGGTTCTTGGCCACGTACAAAAAGGTGACTTAATTGTTACAAGTGCGATACCAGGATATGGTATTGTTGACAATGATCCACGTGTCGGAACTGTAATAGGTAAAGCAGTTGGTAATAAGACAGATGATAGTAAAGGTATCGTCGAAGTAGTAGTAGGAAGAGTATAATGGCAAAACAAAACATTAATGTAGGGTCAAGTGCAAACAAAGGTGACGGCGATCCGTTACGTACAGCCTTTACTAAGATCAACAGCAACTTTACTGAATTATATAACGGTCCTTCTCAATATACACAATCACAGCTCGATAATATAACTCCTACAGAAGGAATGTTTGTTTATAACCTTACAACTGGTAAATTTCAAGGATATGCAGCAGACACTGGTGACAGTACAGCAGGCTGGGTTGATTTGCACTAAATATATAAAACGGAGACAAAGATGACAATCGAAACTATTAATATAGGAAACGCAGCCAACGACGGCACAGGTGATGATCTTCGTGAAGCATTTATTAAAGTAAATCAAAATTTCCAAGACATTGACGCTCGCACTGAACAAACAACCGCAACAAACTTAGGATTATCTGGATACCAGGTGTTTGCTAATCAAAGCGGTTCTCAGCTACAATTTAGAAGATTGTTAGCAGGAACTAACGTAGAATTAGTGCAAACAGATACAACTATTAGAATCGATGCTCCTACTCAGCCAACGTCATTTGTTGTTTCTGGTGATACTGGTAGCTTGATTGCCGGTGCAGGAATAAACCTAGCAGTAATCGGTGGCGAAGGTATTACAATTGGTGTTGACAATAATAACAAACGTATTACAGTCAACGGTGGGCTGGCGCTGGATTTAAGTCCGTCGCTAGCTGCTGGTTTAGATGGTAACAACAAAAATATCACCAACGTAAACAATTTGGTTGCAACTTCGGCAACGTTTCCTACTGCAACAATTACAAATTTAAATATAACAAATATAAATGGCGAACCATGGGCAAGTATTAGTGAATACCTGGACTATGATTTTGGAACATTTTCAGCAGAAAGAACAAGCATACTAGATTTTATTGTCAAGTCAATTGGTGTAGACTTTGGAACATTTACAAGTCCTGCAGACGCACTAGTTGATTTCGGTAGCTTTGTATAAGGAATAATAATGTTACCTACATGGACAGTACCAAATAATTATAATATAGGATCTTTCAGTGAAAGAATAACAGTTAGCTAC